GTGATGATCCACGAGTTCCGCCACGTCTACCACACCGATCAAGCAGCTTCTGGCAGCAAGTTCGGCGCTACAGGCACTGTTGACGGCACACGTACTCTGTTCTGCGGTGCGCAGGCTCTGGGTATGGCTGACCTCGGCAACGCTGAATGGTACGAAGATGAGTTCGATTACGGTAACCAGTACGCGATTTCAGTATCTAAGATTCTTGGATTCTTGAAGCCTAAGTACAAGCCGGTTGCCAACACTACGTCTACTCCTAACACTACGGAAGACTTCGGTGTAATCGCTATGGACGTTGCTAACTAATTAGTTAGTAACACTTGGATCCGCCCTTCGGGGCGGGTCTTTTACAGGATGGGTTATGAAACTTGTTAGTACAAAAAGAGTCACAGTTCCCTCCCTCAACGGAAGCATTATCCTTTTCATGCCTGGTCAGGTGGTCGAAGTGGACGAGCGTGATGTTCGTGCGTGTACAGATCGCGGTTGTGTACCGGCTAATAAAGTTGAAGCTGTTGTGGAAACAATGGACCGCGTTGAGGAAATTGCCGCCGCCATACAAACCTTGTTGGATGAAGGCGATGAAAAGAATTTTACATCGATGGGTGATCCAAAAGTTAAGCCGATCGAACGCGTATTAGGTTATGACATTACAGCGTCAGAAAGAGACGCTGCTTGGCAAGCTCTAACCGGAGAGTGAAATGGCGGTAACAGCCCAGCAGATTATTGACCGCGCTAGACTGCAATTAGCGGATCCAAACGCTACACGCTGGGCTAACGCCGAGCTACTTAATTATTTGAACGACGGCCAACGCGAAGTCGTTCTATACAAACCCGATGCGTCGTCTGCGAATACTGACGTCGTGTTAGTTGCTGGTAGCAAGCAGACGATGCCATCGGACTCAATTCGTTTGGTTAGTGTGGTTCGTAATACACACAGCAAATATAAGCGCGCAGTTCGCGCCGTACCCCGCGAAACTTTAGATCGTTTTCGCCCAGACTGGCATAACGATCGTGAGGCGACCGAGGTACAGCATTTTGTCTTCGACGAGAACGACCAAAACGTATTTTACGTATTCCCCCCTAATGACGGGGCTGGTCAAGTAGAAGTCATGTACACCAGAACGCCGACTGAAATTACTACTTTGAGCGCCAATCTAAGTGTTCGCGAAGGATATGCGAACGCTGTTCTCGACTATGTTTTGTACCGAGCGTTCTCCAAGGACGCCGATATTCCATCTTCAGCGCAACGTGCAAACGGCCATTACCAAGGCTTAATGAACGCGATTAGTGGTAAAGGCCAGGTCGACGTACTTGTTTCACCAAAAGTTGAGCCAGAGGCACAGCCATGAGGTATTTAGAAGCCGTCGCAGACGTGCTCACTCAGATTCCTTCAGCCCCAGATTTTGTTATTACTGCAGCTATGAACAGGGCAACACGTAAGTTCTGTGAGTTGTCCGGAGTGTATCGTTTGCGCGTTGAGAATCTGAACGTAAAAGACGGTCTACAAAAGTACGATTTCGCTGATTATCTACCTAGGGAAACGGTAATCCATAAGCTTGATTCAGTTTTACTTAACAACGTAAGGCTCCAACCAGCCACGTTTAAATTCGTCTCTCAAGAATTAGGAAGTAAAATCGCTGATCAGGATAAGCCTAGATACTATGTGCCCGACCAAGGATCACAAGTTGATTTGTGGCCTATTCCTAAAGACGACGCTAGAAAAGGTTTAGAAGCTCAACTAATCCTAAAACCATCTCGTGGCGCAGACGAAGTAGAAGATTGGTTCGGTGAGAAGTATTACGAAGCTTTGATCGCAGGCACTGTGTCTGAAATGTCGCGCACGCCTAATACTGAATTCTACAACCCCGCACTATTCCCGTTGATGGAACAGTATTTCAATAACGCGATTGTTGAAGCGAAGAAAGAGGCGACGGGCGCAGATAGAGCAGTACCGAGAAGGGTTCGGTACGGAGGCTATTGATGCTGACGTTACGTTCAACTACTGGGGCCGAGTTACGAAACAACTGGGACTTTGTTGAACAAGGTTTGAAGACAGTCATCAGGAAGACGAACTCAAACTTTATTCCTGCAGACATTTACGCATCGATCCTTTCAAAAGGTCTATTCCTATACTGGATCGTTGATGACGAATACACAGTTGGCTTTACGGTCATTAGTGAAGCCGCGACAAGTTATAACGGCACTAAGTCTCTGTACGTAGATCACGTATATATTGAGTCGAAGTATATGCGTAACGCATTAATTGAAGATCTTGATTTAGCATTCGAAGATCTTGCGGTAAAATGTGACTGCACAAGTTTAGAATTTAATTCACCTAGGATGGGATGGGGCCGCAGATTAAGGCGCATGGGCTGGACGCCACATACAGTAGTTTATAAGCGGGACTTATAATGGGTAAGGGTAGCAAGCCAAACACACCAGAAGCGTCGCAGCATGAGATAGCGCTTGCCGATATTTCTACGGATATTGCTACGGAGTACAAAAACAATTATCGCGGGCTTGAGACTCAGCTGCTTAATAACGCAATCATCGATCGTACTGATGCGGTACAAGGCCGCGCAAACGTCGATACCCAGAAAGCCTTAGCAGCAGACAATGAAGTTGCAGTAGCCCGTGGCGCTTCATCAGGCGGGTACGGTTCAGGGGCTTCGCTAGCTAACTATGACGCTGGCGCAACGGGTGGCGCTTTAGCTACTTCAGGTCAGAACGCCTTTGAAGCCGGTAGAAATGATCGGACAAGCAAGCTGACTAGCGCAGTAGGCGCAGTACAGGGCGGGCAAGACGTGTCATTTGCTGGTATCCGCAACGCAGCTAATGTCAGTAACAAGAATACGATCGATAAATTCCAAGCTGACCAAACTCGCAAGATCCAGAATGCCCAACTCGCCGAAAACATTATTTCAGGCGCGGCTAGCGGGTACATGCAAGGCAAGACGTACGGTGCCAACCAGCAAGCAATGAATAGCCTTGCGGATCAGCAAATCAAAGGCGTGCAAGATCAATACTTTTCTCAGCCGATGCAGCTTGCGCCGCCAGCACGGGGGTTCTCTTTGTACACACCTCCGGGGGTTTCGCTGGCGCCTTACAACATGAATTCCGGTTTAGGGTTTACAGGGCCGATACCTATGCGGCCAGGTGCGGGAGTACGTAGGTAATGGCTACACGTGACGAAGAATTAGCGAATCTTACACGCGAAGACTACGAATATCGCAAGTCTCTCCTACAGCCGTACGAAGATATGCTAATGGGGCTGAAAGACGATACGTCGATAATCGACAACGCCCGCGAAACCGTAGGTACGATCGCTACACGCGGGCAAGATCAGACAGACCGTAATATGTCTCGTTACGGCGCACAACGCGTAGGCGCGCAAGCCCTTGCCGCAGACCGCAACACTCAGCTGGCTGCTGCTAACACAGGCACAGACATTCTTAATAACGCAACTATCGCTCAAGAAGAGGCTAACCAAGGCGTACTGGGGACGTTGGTTAGCCAAGGCCGCCGCAGACAGAAGAACGCTTTAGCTGGTTTGGGCGACGTCGCTAGTATGGAAAGCCAGCGCATTGCTGCAGGGCAAGCCGCGCAGGCGCAATACCGCCAACAACGTAATCAAACACTCGGCACGATCGCTACGTTCGCCGGGTTCGCAATGGGACTCTAATTATGGCTGGCTACGTCGACATCCTTGATAGCTTCATTAGCGGGCAGAACCAAGCCCTCGCGAATCAGATGGATCTCGCACGTTTGCGGGAGACACAGAATCAGAACAGGGTAGCGCAGAGTAACTGGCGGCAGCAGTTTGCAGCAGACGAACAGCAGCGCGCACGCACTAATCAATACAATCAGGGGATGCTTGAGCTCCAACAGAATACTGATCAACGAGCGGAGAGTACGTTTGACCGCGAGAACGCAGAACGCGATCTTCAACAAAATCTCGGTTTCGCTATTCAGAGCCTGGATTTTACAAAGGACAACTGGACTCCTGAAGACGCCTTAGATCCTAATAAAGAAGGTGGGTGGAGGGCTCTCAATAATATCCCTGAAGTTCGAGAATTGCTCGGCGGGGAGATTCGGTTAGCCGTCGTTCCAGGGTCAGAAGACCGCGAAGATGGACCAATATATTCTTTCCAAGTATTCAATGATAAGACTGGCACGGCTGGCCCGCTGACAACACTTCGTGGAAACCAACAAGATGAGTTCGTCGTATTCCATGATCGTGAAGGGGTGACACGCGAACTTAACAACATCAAAAATCTCGTTCGCTCGCGTTTGGGCGTCGATCCCCGTTATGTAACTGACGCTTCTGTAGCGCTGATGCAGCAGGGTAGCGAAGCAGAGGCAGCCGCGACTCAAACGATTCCAGAGATTAAGCCATTCGGTTCTGAAGCGATTAACGCTGAGCGTATGGGCACTACTGCTTCAACGCAAAACGATATCCAAGGGCTAGGCCCAGTCGGTACAGGCGCGGTTTATAGCGGAACAGTTGCGCAGGGTAACGCTGTTGCTAACAGCGCGCCTACATCAACAACAACTGTTGCTAACAGCGCGCCTGTAAATAACGGCGCGCTCGGCACACCTCGGGTTGCTACAAACCCTAACCCAGCGAACTCCGTACAAGGGAATGCCATTAACCAGCGGCTGCAGGTTGTTTCTAACACTATCAGCCAGCTAGAAGCTGACTACGCGAACGCTCGAGGTCAAAACCCTGTTCAGGCAACTCAGATTTATCAACAGCTACAAGCCGCGTATAACGAGCAGCAGCAACTTGCTGATCAGTACGCACAGATCGGCGGCCCATTAGTTTCGTCCTCACAGGCGGCAAGCCAATCAACTCAACCAACTCAGTTCAACCAACAAACTACCGGGGCTTTGGGGGCGCCACGCGTCGTGACGCAGCCTGCTTCAGCCCCCGCTACTGCCGCTGCGGCTTCGACTACATCGCAAACCTCTAATTCAGCGGCCGCTCCAGTAATTCCTGCAACACCACTTGGGGGCGCTGGGGCAACACCTCCAATGGGGTATGGCTCAGAGGAACGCATCGCACGTTCAGCCGCTACATTAGCGCAGCCGTTCTTAGATCAAGCGAACGGTGCTCGCGAAGCGTACAACGCTGCCGCTAGCTATCGTGGAATCGTACCGAATGCCCAGCAGCTTGAGGCTGTTAATTTCTCACGCCGTAGTAAAAACATCACAGACGCCCAAGCTTCTAACTTGTTGTCTGATGGCGATATGACTGGTGCGCGCACAAATCGCGCAGGCCAGCGCATGACCGAGTCCCGTGCGATTATGACGAACGCGACAGACAACGCTCGTCAGGTTGTCACTAATATCCAAGACAACAACAAAGACGTTACTAAAACGTGGCTCACAGAAGCCGCTGGGATACGTAAGAAGCAAATGGATATCGAAGCCGATATCCTCAAATCAGGCGATGCAAATACGCGAGAAGCGTACTCGTTCCTTACTGATTCGATCGCACCGCAAGTTATGGAACAGTTGCAAATCCCAGAAGAGCAACGCGGCCAGCTTACAGGGGTTATGACCAACGTATGGGCTACACTCCCAGATATTCCAGGACCAAACGGTACGAAAATTTCCTTGCGTTCAAATGACGCTGGACAGCAACAGCGTATAGCTACTGGCGTAGTTCGCGCTTACAACGAGCTTGATGCCTACAACGATGGTGCCCAGCTAAACCCATACGGGTTCTTCAAGTGGATGAAGGACGTTGTTACGCCAGATATCTTACGTGATTGGGCGAGAACTGATTTCAACACTGCTGAGCTCAACGGTACAGCATTTGCCGCTTATGCGATGTCCGGCCTAGACCCACGAAATTTTGCGGACATTGTTTTAGAGCCTATGTCCGCAGCCAAAGGCAAAGTTAGCCCATTAGCGTTTAAGAAGTTGATGGGTTCAATTATGTTGTTTGAGCAGTCTCAAGGCAGAGCGCCTACACAAGATGATATCCGCCGCTTAGTAACCTTAACCGCTGGCGGGGGATAAAGAGTGGCTGACTTTACAGTCGACAGCATCTTAGCCGGAGCGCAGTCAGATTTCACTGTAGATTCGATTCTAAACACGGCGGCCGATCCAGCTAAAACTCGTGATCAGTTTAACGAACAGCTAGATTCTTTTGGGTCTGAAACAGGTGGCCCAAACTATGCCCGTAATGCTATTCGGGAAGGCGCAGAACGCTTTGACTCAAATCTGGATTATTTTGGGGCTGCTATCAACTCAGTTTTTGGGGACGATGCTGCAGCTAAAACCTTAGCTCAAACAGCAGAATCAAAAGAACAGCTCGCATCGCTGTATCGCACAGCAAACGGAGTCAAAGACTTCGGCGATATGTGGAAAAATGGTGCCTCAGCGGGGGATTGGGCGAACTACTTTATCCATTCAGGGTTGATGATCGCGCCTGAAGTTGGGGCAACGATTGCGTCTGCTGTAGCTACAGGCGGTGTAGCTCCTGCTTTGTACGCAACAGGCCGCGGGCTTCTTACAAACAAAGTCAAAGACGTCGCTAAAGATAAGTTTGTAAAACGGGCTTCTCAATACGCTGGTGCTTTTGCAGTTAACTACCCACAGCGCGCCGGTGAAACATTTGGTTTTAGTGGAAATGCAGAAGGGTCTTTAGCTCTTGCAGTTCCACAGGCGGCAGCAGATATCTTTGCCCAAGTAGCCGTTTTACGAGCATTTGGCGCGGCAGCTAAGCCAGCGGGTAAAGAAGCAGCACGATCAGCTGCGAGAGACATTGCAGTTGCTACAGGCCGTCAAGCTGCTATCGAAGGCGGAACTGAAGAATTCCAAACTGAAATGCAGCTGCTTGCTAAAGAATTAGAAGACCCCGATTTCGACTTCTTTGGCGAAGAAGCAAATATGATGCGCCTCGAAGCTACGATCGCCGGTTCCGTACTCGGTGGAACTATGGGCGGTGTTTCGACTGGTGCTGGACGTGCTATCCAAGGTGGCGACGCAGCACTACAGCAGTTCAAAGAAGGGGCTAGAGTTCCAGAAACAGACTTCATTCCAGAGCTTGAGTCACGAGTAAACACTCAGCTGCTAGAACTAAAAGAAGCCCGAGGCCGCGAAGCTGTTGTTAAGACTGATGGCCCGCTTTCCCCACAAGATCTACAAGACCAAGGACTACAGCAAGTAGAACTGGCCGATGGCCAGGGTGTTCTTATCGTCCGTAATGATCAAGATATTAACGAAGTCAAAACAGCGTTCGAGTCCGGATCGCGCGATGTTCTAGGAAACGGTACCGTTAATAAGCCAGAGGGAGGAACTGAAGTTGTTCGCTCTGTTAACTCTGATGGT